ACCTGGCGAACCATTGCACATAGGCCAGGATTTTAACGTTGGCGGGTGTTGTTCTGCGGTGTTCGTTCATCGTGGCGATCAGATACATTGCGTTGATGAATTTCAATCGCATGACACATTCGGAATATTGGATAACGTGGCGAATAGATACCCCAACAACCCCATAACATTTTATCCTGATGCCTCCGGTTTCTCAGGTAAAACAAACGCGTCAATCTCAGATAATCAAATGTTAATTGACGCGGGTTATGAATTGGTAGCACCTAGAAAGAACGGATTAGTAAAAGACAGGGTTAATGCTGTTAATACTTTGTTTTCAAAGAAAAAACTATTTATAAATACTACAAAATGCGTTAATATAACCACATCATTAGAACAACAGGCGTATGATAAAAACGGAGCGCCTGAAAAGTTCGGCGGCTCTGCTACGGTAGATGATTGGAATGACGCACTAGGTTATAAAGTTGTTAGATTCCGAGAAAGCATTATGCAGTCAATAAATAATTTAAGGCTAAAGGTTGGTTAAATGGCAACGATAGTAACAAGAAGCGGTAAAGGTTCGGCGCTTACTCATAATGAAATGGACGCGAACTTCAATAATCTTAATGGCGATAAAGTCGAAACTTCGCTGATTACGCAATCATCAACAGACACAACAGCAGGTAGGTTGCTGAAGGTTGGGGATACAGGCACTGACCAATTCCCATTACTAGCACCACTAGCAAATCCTGAATTAACAGGGAATCCAACTGCACCAACACCCCCGCCAGGTGATAGCTCAACAAGATTATCAACTACTGAATTTGTTAGTAATAACAAACAAACCTGTAATTCCTGGGTTAATTTCGATGGAACTGGTGTTCCTACTATTAGGGATTCTTATAATGTTGCTAGTATTACAGATAATGGAACTGGTAACTATATAGTTCTTTTTAATACAGCTATGAGTAATGCTAATTATTGTATAAATGTATCTTTTGGAAGAAATGATTTGGCTGGTGGGGAGGTAAGAAACACTAATGGCACTAATATGCCAACTATAAGCGGGTTTTCAATTGGCTGTAATAACTCTCCTGGAACATCTACAACAGACCATAAATTTATAACAGCGGTAATCTTCGGCTCTTAAAAAAGGAATTTAAAATGAAAGTAGTAATTTTTGAAAATCAAGATGGTGGAGTTAGTTTAACTGCTTGCCAATTAGTAGAACCAGAGCAGGTAATTGCAACATTGCCATCAGGTGCTAAATATGAAGTAATTGAAAAAACTGAAGCTGATGCTATGTACGAACAGTATGGTGAATTCCGCAACGCTTGGGAGATGTCAGAATGAAATTAACTGTAAACATTGAAAAAGCTAAACAGCTTGCACATGATAAGCGTAGAGCAATACGTTCAGAAAAGTATGATCCTTTAGATATTGAAGCAACTATTCCAACTATGGCAGAAGAAGCAGAAGCTAAACGTGCAGTTATCCGTACAGCAGATGCACAGCTACAGGTAAAGATTGATAATGCTGTAGATGCAGATGAATTGGCTAAAATCGTAAAATCAATCTAGGATAGAAAATGGCAACAGTTGACCTAACACGAACAGGAAGTTATAACGGTGTAACAACACGCGAAAAGAAGTTTAAGCGCCGTTACGATATGTTTAACGATAATTATCGCGATCAGATTGAGCTTCGTTTAGGTCAAGTTTACACGGCCTTTCGTGAGTTAAAGTTGGACGTACAGCTACATCATCAAACAAACCTTTATAAACAGATTGTTAATAAAATCAGTCAGGTTTATTCGTTTGGGGTTGAGCGTGAATTCGATAATGAAGCACACGCAGAGTTATACGAATCGTTAAGAGTTGACAAGGTTATGGATCAGGCTAATACTTATCTAAACGCACTTAACGATATCTTGGTACAGGTTTCATACGATGATGAAAAACAGCAACCTAAATTAATGCTCCGTTTACCACATCGCACGGAAGTTGATTACCAAAACGGCGAAATGCACTCAGTATCTTATTTTGTTGATTACCTTGATGATAATATCGAACGCTGGGCTTATTGGTCAGCAGATGAACATTATTACATTATGAAAGGTAAAGGCGGCGAGAAAACTGTCGTAGCTATCAATGGCAACGAAGAGAAAGTTAATCCTTTCGGGCGTTTGCCGTTTGTTGCTATGCATAACGGTTGGCGTGATGAATCATTCTTCGATGCTTATACCGGTGATGACATGGTTAATAGTACGATAGAAATTTGCGTACACTTAACATTTTTAAACCATATTATCAAAACGCAATCGTTTAAGCAGTTAGTTGGTAGTGGTGACAATATAACCGGGCTAACAGGACAATTAAGCGATCCGTTAAGCGTGCTGACTTTATCCGGTCAAAATACCGAGTTAAGTGTCCTGGATATGCAATCAAACTATGAGCAGCTTCACAAGGTTATTCAAGAGCTAGGAAATAATTTAGCGGTTTCTTATGGGGTATCGCCAAACCAGTTTAGAATGACAAGCGCACCATCTAGCGGGTTTGCTTTGCAAATGGAAAACTTGCAGGTTGATAAGTTTGTACAGTCACAACAGCAAGACTTCAAACACTATGAGCAAGAGTTATACGACTTGATTAAATTGGTTGTTGGTGCTTACGAGGGTGATCAGTCAGGCGACATGCGTATTTCGTTTGCTAAACCTAGCTATCCTGAAAGCCGTGATACTAAGCTAGACAATGACGCTAAAGCGATTGATATGGCTATCCTATCACCGCGGGATATTGTAGAGCGTATGGGTGTTTCTGAAGATGAAGCGGCTCAAATTGTTTCTGAAAACATCAAGGCACGGAACGAGCTATATAACAAGGTTAGCGGATCAAGCTTACCGCCAACAGCTTCGGCTTTAGGTGTTTAAATGAATCGTTTAACAGATTTTCAGGGCCACCCAGTTGAGCAACTATTTTTAGAAGTTCAAATGGGCCAGGTTTTGGGCGCTAGTGTTGTATGGCAGTCAGCATATAGTAATAGTGTAACAACGACTGAAAAAATGATATGGACTGGAGCAGGTGATTATAGTTATCCTGCAACGGGCCAGAAATTATCAATCACTTCGACCAGTGCCGGAGATACTCAACAGATTAATATTTACGGATTGAATGAAAACTGGGTTGAAACACAAGAAACAGTTGCATTAAACGGATTGACTCCAGTTCAAACTGTTAATAGTTTTGTTCGTGTTAACAGGGCTGACAATATAGGCGAAACTGATTTAGTTGGACAGGTAACTGGTTTAAATGGCGCTAATATTATTTTTCACATATCACCATCAACACAAAAAACATCAATAGCAAGTTATAGCGTGCCATCAGGTAAAACGGCATATTTATTTCAGGGTAACGCTTCAACCGATAAGCTTGATGGCGTGGACTTTAAATTCTTGATTAGGCAGTTCGGGCAGCGTTTTATAGTTGAAGAACATTTCGGAATTTATCAGGCCATATATGAAACGCCTAGACCATTTATTCCAATACCTGAGAAAGCAGACTTAAAAGTGACTGGATTAGCAAGACAAGGCACGGTTCCAGTAACAGCTCAGTTCGGTTTGCTCTTACTTGACGATGATCAATGGAAAAATAGTTAATGAGCGTATTAGATGATATTTATAGCAAGCAATTCAAAACTTCGGAATTATTAATTAATGAGTTTGAGGGCGAGCTTGCTTTAGTATTGGACCGCGTTAATACATTATCAATCGCAAGGCTTTCGGGTTTATCGCCTGATGATATATTGCAGTTCAATTTAGTGTGGCAGGAAATACTAACTGAATCAGGTTATTATCAGTTAGTAGATAGTTATATTGGCGGCTCGTTCGATAGTTTTTACGATGATACACTGAAGGCACTCACTTCAGCAGGTATCACAACCGCCTGGACTGCTGAGAACGCACAAGCCATTGACGCGCTAAAAACCATGAAGCGCAATTTTTTCGTGGCCCTTGGTGATGATGCTGGAAAGGTTGTACAGAAAGAGTTATACCGTTATGCGCTAGCTGGAAGTTCACAAGTTGAAATGGCAACAGCTATACGTGATTCAATCCAAGATATAAACTTAAAACGGTACGCAAATACGTACGCAAGAACGTCAATACAAGAATATCAGCAAGAGATTATTGATGTTGTTGCTGCTAATATTGATGATGGTGTCTGGGTTTACATTGGCGTTAATGATGCTAAAACCAGGGACTTTTGTAAGTCGGTTTTGCGTTATAGTAAATGCTACACAGACAGCGAAAAACTAAAGCTAGAAAACGATCCCAGACGCGAGTTCAATTGTCGTCATAGGTTTCATAAAGTTTCTAAAAAATGGGCGGGTGATAATGGGTATTCGTGTAACTAGATATCCCGATACGAGGAAATATGTTTCGCTGGTTAATCGCATGCCATCAGATGTGGCAACGCTTGGCATGGAGATACGCGCGGAGATAATTAGACGCACGCAAAACGGATTAGATAAAAACAACCGTTCGTTTAAAAAGTATTCTGCTGATTACAAGAAATCAAAAGCGCAAGAGTTCGGCAGCGCAAGGCCAAACCTTACAAGAACGCAGGCGATGCTCAACGGTATGGATATGCGTAAGATTAAGGGCGGTTTTAGAATTGATTTTCCGAATAAGATGGAAAATAAAAAAGCCGTTTATAACCAACGCGTTAGACCTTTTTTCGGTTTAGATAAGGAACAACGAAAAAAAGTATTGCAATTTTTGAAAAACAAGTTTAATAAGGTATAATGATTTTGCATAAAAGTATTTATGAATCATAAGG